GGCGAGTATCGTCCCGCTAGGAGAATGTAATGGATGGATTGCTTGATCGGCTGTTTCCCGCCAATCCCGTTCTTGGGCTGTTGGGAGACGAAAACTTACAGCAGCAGGCTAGGCAGCAGGGACTCTTAGGTCTTGCTGCGGGTCTGTTGCAAGCGGGTGGTCCTAGCAGGACTCGCACGAATATCGGTCAGGCATTGGGTTCTGGGTTGATGGCTGGTCAGCAGATGTATCAGAACGCTGTCAACCAGCAGATCAGCCAAGCAGGTGCTATGCAGAAGATGCAAGAAGCACAAAGGCTGCGCCAGCAGCAGGAACTTGTGCGACAGGTCATGCCTCAATTGGTAACAACTGAGCGTCAGCAAGCACTCACTACTGGTGCACAGGCGGCTGATCCGTTGGCCGCTCTAATCCAATCGGCAGAAGGCGGCACTCTCAACCAGCCTGCAATCAATCAACAAGCACTGTCTCAACTGTCTTCATATCTCCCTCCTGCTGATTTTGAGAAGGTTGTAAATGCTCTTGAGAAACGCATCAAGATCATGCAGCCGCAGGATGTTTTTGAGTATAAATCTTCTGGTAGCGACATTGTTCAGATCGATAAACGAACAGGCGCCACTCGTGCGGTGTATAACAGAGAGGATATTCCGAAGCTGTCTGAACTTGGTTCTTTGTATGCCTCGGTTCAATTCCCTGGTGTCAAGACACAAAACCTAAGCCCTCAACAGCTTGGTCAGGTTCTTGAGTTCCAACAGCGTCCGTCTCCTGCTGCATTGGCTGATTTGCAAATTAAAGCCGAAACGTTGAAAGCAGAAACTGGTATTGATCTGACCAGAAACATTGTTGCGCTTGCTGGTGGTCAACCATTGCAAGCCGCTGCTGCTGCTCCTGCTGCTCAACCTCAAGCACCGGTTGCCGCTCAACCAGAAGTTGCTCAACCTGTTACCGGAGCACAACCGCAGCAGGAAGGTTTTGTGCCGACTGTTAGAAATCAAAGTGTTCCGCTTAAGTTCCGCACTGAGTTGGAAGTTGCACAACCAAAAGTCGTATCTGCCGCTCGCTCTGCGATCAAAGATCTGCGCGACTTAAAAGATGCTGTCGAGCAAGTTCGTAGCCATCCCGGTCTTGCGTCTGCGACTGGATTCGGTGGTACTGCTCTAAGTGCTATCCCTGGGACTCAGGCGGCAAATGCTAGGGCGCTGCTTGATAACCTAAAGAATCGCAACTTTATTGCTGGTATCGTCAATCTTCGTCAGCAATCCCCGACTGGTTCAGGCGTTGGTTCTTTGACTGAGCGAGAGGGCGCAAGGTTTGAAAACCTAAAAGCCGCGCTGGATCAAGCGCAAACGGTCGATCAACTTCGGGAGCAATTGGATATTCTGAGCCGTGCTACCAATGAGGCCATCTCTGGTTTGTATGAGGGCTATCAGTTGGATTACGGTAAAAACAAGACGATTGAAGAAGACCTTAAAAAGTCTGTAATTAGTCCTGCTGGAGCAAAGCGTAAGTCTTTGACCGACATTTTTGGGAAGTGACATGGCAAAGAGTCTGTCAGATCGCATTATCGAGGCGCGAGGCCAAGGTTACAAAGACGACGAAATCGTCAAGTTCCTAGTGCAAAGCGGAATCCGCGCTGACGACATTACGACAGCCATGAAAGAGGGCTATTCCTCTACGCAGGCGCTTGATTATCTGACAGCAGGAAGACCAATAGAGGAACGCGCTGCGCGAATTCCAGGGCTTGTTGCTCGTGGCGCTGCTCCGGTTGCTGTAGGCGCTGCGATGGGCGCTCCGTTTGGTCCTCCTGGTATGGCCGCTGGAGCCTTGGCGGTTCCTGCTGCTGAGGCTGCTACGCAGCTTTATAACCTTGCTGCACCTCAATCCATGCAAATTCCAACGCCAATGCAAGCCATTGGTGGATTGGCGACTCGGATGGGTCTGCCTCAGCCTGAGACTGTGCCTGAGCAGATGATGACTGCTGCTGGTGGCGGTGCTGCTGGTGCTATTGGAACGATCCCCGGGATGGCTAGGATGGCACAGACGGCTGTTACCCCGACTGGAAGGGCTGTGGCTGGACAGATGGCTGCTCGTCCTGGTCAGCAGATTGTTGCTGGTGCTGTCGGTCCTGCTACGGGTGAGGCAGTGGCAGACGTAACTGATAGCGATGTTGCTGGACAAATTGCTTCCATTGTCGCATCTGGTGCTGTTGGCGCAGGCAGGGGTCAACGAGAGATCGTGCCGACTCCTGAAGCAATGAAACAGGCGGCAGCAGCATCCTATCAACGGTCCGAGCAGGCTGGTGCAATCATTGCCCCACAAAGCCTCCAGAAAGCCGCGCAAGACATTTTTAAGTCTGTTGATAGCCTTGGGTACTTGCCTCGATCTCAACCCGCTGTAGCCGCATTTTTGGATGAGTTCGGACAGCAAGCACAAACTCCGTTGACGCTTGAAAGACTGGAGAGATTGCGCCGTGCGGCTGGGAATGTTGCGGCATCTCGTGATCGTTCAGAAAGCAAAATGGGCATGGCTATTCTGAACAAGATGGATGATTTTGTTGAGAACTTGCAAGACGCTGATCTTGTGGCTGGTGCTGGCCCCTCTCGGCAAATGGCAATTGATGCTCTGAAAGAAGCTCGTGGGCTTTACAGCAGGGCAGCCAAGGGTCAAGAAATTGAGACTTTGCTTGAGCGCGCACAAAATAGTGCGGCGCAATATAGCCAGTCTGGAATGGAGAACTCCATTCGAGTGCAATTTAGACAGCTTGCTAACAATCAAACCAAACTCAGAAGGTTTACTAAAGAAGAGCAGGAATTGATCAAAGACGTTGCACGTGGTGGTCCTGTTGACAATGTCTTGCGTTACTTCGGCAAATTGTCACCGACTGGCGTAATTTCTGGTGGTATTGCTACGGGCGCAGGGTATGCGCTTGGTGGTACTACTGGCGCTGTTGCTGTGCCTGCAATGGGTGCTGCTGCTAGAGAGATGGCTGGCGCTAGAATGCAGAGCAAGGTTGATGAATTGATCTCGCAGATTCTGATGGGTAGGCCAGTTGGCAGAGAGCCTGCGACATACTTTAACGTGCCTGCCGCAATGCGTGGGCTTCTGACTCCTCAAGTTGAGGTGGAATAATGGCAAAGACAAAGATCTCAGAGTTCGACACTAATCCAGACCTCAACACAGACATCAATTCGATCAACATCGCAGAAGGTTGCTCCCCTGCGAATATCAACAATGCCATCCGGCAGTTGATGGCTGATCTGAAAGAGTGGCAGAACGGCTCCCAGGACAAGTACATTGCCCCGGCTGGAACTGCTGCTGCGCCTAGCTGGACGTTCAACGGTGATACCGATACAGGTTTTTATTCTGCTGCTGGCAACCAGATCGGAGTTGCTGCCAACGGGTCATCTGTCGGTACATTTACCTCTGCTGGATTTGTTGGGAACGTCACCGGTAATGTCACTGGGAATGTCACCGGTAATGTGACCGGAAATGTCAGCGGAAATGCTGGAACTGTGACTAACGGGGTGTACACGACCGGAAATCAGACGATTGCTGGCGTTAAGACGTTCTCTAGCAGTCCTGTTCTGCCAACTCCATCAACCAGTGACAACAGCACAAACGCTGCCACCACTGCTTACACTATCTTGCGTATTGCTAACGATGCTCCCACCAAAACCGGAACTGGTGCGTCCGGTACATGGGGGATTAACATTACCGGAAATGCTGCAACAGCAACCAATGGTGTTACCACCTCTAACATTGGATCGTATGCCCCAGGATTGACTGGTAGCGGTGCAAGTGGGACTTGGGGTATCAGTATCACTGGTAATGCTGCTACTGTCACCAATGGGGTTTACACTACAAACTTCACCGGAAGTAATCAATCACTTGGTTCGAATGGTTATCAAAAACTTCCTGGTGGGTTAATTTTGCAATGGGGATCAGTGACGGTTGACCCAGGGTATGACGGAACCGCTTCTATTACATTTCCAACGGCGTTTAGTTCATCCGTTTATTCTGTAACGGCAACACCTCAAGCATTGACTACAGCAGCAGGAAATAAACGAGACTCGTTTTCTGTGCAGTCTGTTAGTACGACAGGATTTGAAATTAAATCAGCTTTTGAAGATATTGCAACGGTTACTTATTACTGGTTTGCTGTTGGGGTTTGAATATGAGCGAAGTCGAGCAACTCCGATCTCATGTTGAGAAGCTGGAAAACAAGGTAGATGCCTTGAATGACAGCATCAAAGACCTTGCAGAAGCGTGGAAAACTGCCCAGACGCTAGTTGCTTTCATGAAGTGGCTGGCAGGTATCGGAGCTGCTTTGCTTGTGCTAAAGGCTGCTTGGGACGGTTGGATTAAGTAATGCTTGATCCAGTTACCCTACTTGCTACAGCCACGGCTGTATTCAATGGCCTGAAAAAGGCTGTTGAGATCGGTCGGGAAGCTGAAGACGTTTTCGGTCAACTGGGCAAGTGGGCTGGCGCTGTATCTGATCTCCAGGAATGGATTAAGACTGAGGAAGAGCTAGCAGACAAGCCACCTCCTATCTTTAAGAAACTGGTATTCAACAAGTCAGCAACTGCTGAAGCGTTTGACACCTACGCTGCCAAGATCAAGATCGCGCAGATGGAGGAAGAGATCCGGCATATGTTTACGCTGGGCGAGCTTTGGTGGCTTGGAAAAGATGGGTATAACGAATTCCTGATGATGCGTCGGTCGATCAAGGAAAAGCGCGAGAAGATGGTTTATGAGCAGATCCGTAGACGCAAAAAGCTGCTACGGATGGTTTCTGATTACGCATTTCTGGTGTTTATCCTGTTCTTTGGCGGTCTTATTCTTTACCACATCATAATGTTTGTGATTGAGCAGTCATGAGTACAGAAGAGATTGAGGTACGTGTTTGGGCTGTTATTGCCCTCAGTCTCGTGGGTATTCTGGTTTTGTCAGTTATCTCAATCATCGGTGGCGTTCTATTTGTCGAACACGACATGGAGCGCATCAGCCCGATTGACACTCAGTTGATCGCTATCCTGAAGGACATCATGCTACTGGCGATTGGCGCTGTAGGCGGGATCGTTGGTCGTAAAGGCGCCTATGCCGCAGCCAACATGATCAAAAAGGAAGATGATGCTAGCTCTAGGCCCACTGCTTGAAGTCGGATCAAAGATCCTAGACAAAGTTCTCCCTGACCCGGAGGCAAAAGCCAAGGCTCAGGCCGAGCTTGCCAAGTTACACCAGGACGGTGAATTGGCAAAGATGGCTAATGAGACAAAGCTGTTTGAGGTAGAGCAAAACAACCTCACAGAACGGCTGAAGGCTGACATGGGTAGCGATAGCTGGCTGTCCAAAAACATTCGGCCAATGACTCTTATCTTTATCCTCGCTGGCTACTTTACTTTTGCCATGATGTCTGCATTCGGAAAAGACACGAATGAGTCCTATGTGCAACTGTTGGGGCAGTGGGGAATGCTCATTATGAGCTTTTACTTTGGCGGCAGGACATTGGAAAAAATCATTGATATGCGGAACAAGAAATGAAGTTCGATATTTGCTTTCACCACGTTATCAAGCACGAAGGCGGTTACGTTGACCACCCATCTGACCCAGGTGGAATTACTAACTTGGGAGTCACTAAAGCAGCGTGGGAAGAGTACCTAGGCAAAGAAGTATCAGCGGATGATATGCGAGCACTTACACCGGAGGGTGTCAAGGGTTTCTACAAAACGAAATATTGGGATGTTATAAAAGGTGATGAACTACCTCCTGGTGTTGATTATGCTGTTTTTGATTACGCCGTAAACAGTGGGCCAGCCAGGGCTGCTAGAACGCTCCAGGAATGCGTTGGAGCGACGAAAGACGGTTCCATTGGTCCCAAGACTATCGCGCTGGTAAAGGAGCGTGATGCGGCTAAATTGGTTCAGGATGTGTGTGATGCAAGGCTAGTATTTTTGCAACAACTGAGACACTTTGAGACGTTTGGACGAGGCTGGGCGCGTAGGGTTGCTGAGGTGTCTCGCAACGCGGTCGAAATGACAAAGTGATTCCATTCAAAACTGCTCGAATAAACGGTCGAAACTGGTCAATTACTGTCCTAGATAAGATCGATCACTCGGAAGAGTGCATCGGTCTGTGTGACCATGAAACCAGAAAAATAATGCTAGAGAGCGGGAGCAAAGGAAAGCTCCAAGACTCTTTGTTTCATGAGATGGTCCATGCGGCCTGCCCGTCACTGACGGAGGAACAGGTCATGGAAGTTGAGAGAGGAGTCTTCGCTGTCCTCGCGGACAATCCCAAAATACGAAGGTGGTTATTTTCAAATGAAGCTAGTTGAAGACGATCAATTCTGGGCAGCTTATGCTATAGATCCCAGACCTACAGCAATGGCTAAAAGACTCGGCGTAACGGTCAGATCAGTACAGGGTAGGTTGAGGCGAAAGGGTGTTGAGGGTCTACCGCACCACTCAGAAAACCTGGATCTTGCGGTTGCAAAGATGGGGGTCAGTGGACGGGTCGAGATTGAGTGTCAGAACAGCAAAATCCTTGTTTTTTCTGACGCGCACTTTTGGCCTGGATACGTCTCTACTGCGTTCAAAGCGTTGCTGAAGGTCATTAAGATTGAGAAACCATCGTTCATCGTCTGCAATGGCGATGCGTTTGATGGTGCCCAGATCAGTAGATTTGGAAGGCAGATGTGGGGCAAAGCCCCGACTGTCATGGAAGAACTGAAAGCAGTCAAGGAGCGTCTTGAAGATATAGAAAAGATTGCCAAGGGCGCAAAGCTGCTGTGGCCTTTGGGCAATCACGACGCACGGTTTGAGACTGCTCTGTCCAACAAAGTCTCTGAATTTGAAGGCGTAGACGGATTCCACCTCAAAGATCATTTCCCTCTGTGGACTCCATGCTGGTCTGTGTTTGTCAACCAAGACGTTGTAATCAAGCATAGGATTCGTGGTGGTATACACGCAACCCGAAACAATACGCTGAATGCTGGTCGGTCAACCGTGACCGGACACCTGCACCAGTTAAAGGTGACTCCGTTTTCAGACTACAACGGTGTCAGATACGGGGTTGACACTGGAACGCTTGCAGACCCGTATGGGCCACAGTTTGCCTATATGGAGGATTCACCGGTGGACTGGCGCTCTGGGTTTGTCAGTCTGTCGTTTAAGGACGGGAAGATGTTGTACCCCCAGATCGCACAAGTACGATCCGAGGGTGAGGTCGAGTACAAGGGTGAAATCATCACGGTTTAACGTTATCCGTGATAAGCCTGTCGATGTACCACTGAGCCTTTTTTAGATCCTCCACTCCGTTCTTCTGCTTCCAGCGCCACAGGTACTTGATAGCGTTTGCGGTGCAAACAGCGTCTAATCCCTGTAAGTCATGCGTGGCAGCAGCCAAGGCGTCTATACACTCGACAGAGCCTTGTTTGTAGTGGGATGGATTGACCGGATCAGAATGGGAGGTCATCGTCTTCACCAGGGTTGCGAGCCTTTTTCGGCTCATCCTGTCGTGGCTCCATCAGGCTAGCCCAGCCGTCCCATCCAAGCGGAATCGTCTCCAGCTTTAGGCTCATTTTTCCTGACTTGGTTTGGATGACAGATCCGATTCTGATCCATTTGGTTTTTTCTGTTCCGTCTTTGGTGGTGTATTTTTCACCTGCTGCGGTGACTTCATATAAGACTGGCATTCTTCAAGCTCCTTTTCAACGTCTTTTACAAATTCGATAACTCTTCTGTTGACAAAATTAACATCAGTCCAAGATGGCTCGTACTCCTTTACAAAAAGCTGTAAACCCTCTGGAAGCCTGTCATCAAAACTAACAAAATGTGCCCACTTTCTACCTGTGCATGATATTTGCGCGGTCATTTGCAGCATATATTGCATAGGTATTTTGTCTGTCCTTATGTATTCCAAATGAGTTGCAGTATTTGGGCACTTAATCTCAAGTACACCGTCTTCTCCAATTAAACCGTCTGGAGACGCTCCAAACCACTTAATTTTTTTGTGCTTATGAAATCCTGTTTTTTCAACAAATCCATATATTGATTCATAAGCCATTCTTGCCTTGTCTTCAACTTCAATCCCCCTTTTCATTGCAGCAGAAACAAAAGTTTCCTCTCTTTGTCCAGTAAGCCGCTCAGAAACAAGCTGCATCAAATAATTGCCTCTTGTTGCAGTTCCTTTTTTGGCAAGAACATCTTTGATTTTTGACGCGGTCACATGTCCAAGTCTTTCTTTGAACCACTCATCGGTTCGCTGTTCCATCACGCAATCTCCAGCAACTCACCTTTTCGCTTGTCTTTGGCTGCGTCGATAGCCTTCAGCGCCTCAGCATCGCCCTGGAACGACTTGAACGCCTTGGCATAGATAACTTTCAGGTCTTCCATCGATCCAGCCTCTGAGAGCGTTTTACAGGCTCCTGCGGCATCCAGCGGTTTCATGGGCTTCTTGCTTGCAGCGTTACCGTCGTCATCCTCTGGAGCGATGCCCGTAGCTGCCATCAGGCTGTAGCGGCGAGCGTAGGTCAAGGCTGATCCGTAGCCTTGTGCGTCTTGTTTGGTAGCTGGAACGTGCAGCTTGCCTCCGCTGAGTGTCTCGCCTGACTCATGTACGAACATTGTTTCAACGATCACGCCGTTATCGCACTCATGGGTCAGTTGCAGCATGGCGATACCGTTCTTGTTTAGTCCATCGATCACAGCCTCGACAACTGCGGATAGATCAGCGTACTTGCTGCGAAAGTGCGGATTGCTGCTCGATTTCAATGCTGGCCCGAATGCTTGCTGCGCTTTGACGAGCGCGGATGCGATGTGCTTCATTATCTGTTCTCTCCGAAATAGGTTTCCACCCGAATTTGCGCCATGTTTGCGTTACGTCTGTGGCGGCGCTTGGTACCCAGACAAAGCTGGGGTCACAGATCATAGTGCCATCGCTGCGACCAGGATGACGAAGAACATCGTTGCGGCAATGCTGAACAGCGTTCCCTCAATGATCTTCTCTTTCATCTCCTGCTCTTCTTTGTAGCGTTGCACCTCAGCTTCCCAGCGGTTCTCGTCGTTCTCTCTCATTTGTCGCTCCTCAAGAAAAATTGAATGTTGGACTGGATGGTAAGGATATCTTTGAAGTAATCGATGCCAGCTTCTTTTAAGTAATCTCTACTTAGATGGCAATGTTCTATGTCGTACCTTGCCATCTTCTCAAGCATCTCGTACATCTGTTCTAAGGTCTGAATCAGCATTTGCTTCCCCGTGTTGTGTTGCAATGGTTGTCATTATGCCTACGTTTTTGTGTTGTGTGTAGAAATATTTTTTTATAGGTTTTGTTGTTGTATTAGCGAAAAACTATAGGCTCTGTTTGCAACGTATCAACCGTCAGTGTACCATCCGGGCAGGAGGTGTCAACATGGACAGTCAAACAGCAGAGAAGTTAGCAGCAGCGTACATCGACAGTCAAACAGCATTGAAGGTGGCAGCAGCGTATCTCGGTGGGACTAGCAGACTAGCGGCTCATTTAGAGTTGAGTCGGCAGGCGATCTACAAGTGGCGTGACTTTGGAATCCCTCTCAAGCGAGCACTGGAGATTGAGCGTCTGACAGACGGTCGAGTGAAGGCATCTGATCTGTGTCCTGGAGTGTTCAATGGTCAGTCTGACGGCAAAAAGCAAAGCGCACCTGAGTGATCTTGGGTATCTGGTTGCGACGGTAGAGCACTACAACGCTTTCACCAAGCGCAAGCACGACCTGTTTGGCTGTATCGATCTACTGGCAATTGGGAACAATGAAACGGTTGCTGTGCAGGTCACCAGCAAGTCCAACCTGTCAGCCAGGAAACACAAGATCGAGGATGCGGAAGCGTATCCAGAAATGTTGAAGTCTGGCTGGAGGGTTGTCCTTCATGGCTGGTACAAGGAGGGCAACCGCTGGAAACTCAAAGAGGAGGAATTGTGAATGAGTTGGCTCTTTTCGCAGGCGCTGGTGGAGGAATACTTGGAGGACACCTGCTTGGATGGCGAACAGTCTGCGCCGTCGAGTGGGAACCATATCCAGCAAGCGTACTGTGCGCCCGACAAAATGACGGTTTTCTCACGCCTTTCCCGGTTTGGGATGACATACAAACCTTTGACGGAAAGCCGTGGCGAGGAATTGTTGATGTTGTATCTGGCGGGTTTCCATGCCAAGACATCAGCGCCGCAGGAAAAGGCGCCGGACTTGACGGTGAGCGATCAGGAATGTGGACGCACATGGCGCGCGTGGTTGGCGAAGTTCGACCTCGATTCGTGTTCGTGGAAAACTCCCCAATGCTTACTACTCGGGGAGGAACCAGAGTCATTGCAGACCTTACCGCGCTGGGGTATGACACGCAATGGACTGTTATGGGAGCAGCAGACGTTGGAGCCAATCACCAGAGGGACAGAATCTGGATTGTGGGCAAGTCCAAACGCTCGGGATTGGAAGGACAGCGGGACAACTCAGGGCAATCGGAAGTCTCCCAATCTGGGGACACAGGTTCACTGGCCCACACCGACAGTATGCGTGAATTACAACCGCAAAGGAGCCAGCAAAAACAGCGGGGATGGACTGGCAACAGCAGTGAAGAACTGTCCCACACCGAGAACGGCTGGGATGTGTGGCGGCACTGGTTCATGGGAACTGTTAAACAAGAACACAAGCACCGAGGAAGCCAGGCTGATGGGAGCCGGGAATGGTGGCAAGTTGAACCCAACGTGGGTCGAGTGGCTGATGGGGTGGCCGCTAGGGTGGACAGACTTAAAGCCATTGGCAACGGACAAGTCCCTCTCTGTGCAGCAGAAGCATGGAGATTGCTAAATGATTATTCCGCTGATTAACGACAATGCCAGGAAACAGGCTTTAGAGGCTGTTAGAGACGCTAAACCCGGGTGGGTGGTGTCCATCTCCAAACCCAACAGAACAACGGCTCAAAACTCGCTTTATTGGGCTGTCCTGCATGAGATCGCAAATCAGATCAAGCCTGGGTCGGAATACTCCGCCGAGACTTGGCATTGCTACTTCAAAACCCTGTTCTTGAATGGCAGGGTGATTGAGCTACCCAATGGCAAGGTTGTTGAGCAGGAGCCGACTACGACAGGGATGACAACTGCTGCCTTCTCGGACTACGTGGAAAGGGTGATTGCATGGGCGACGGAGAAGGGCTTGACCTGGACGGACGACTTGCGTGCTATGCGTGCGGAAAGAGACACGATTCAGCGATTGCCAAGTATCTACCAGACGGAACCATAGTCGGACTGCAAAGTAATGCGTTTGCATTGTATTGCGAAGCGCAGTACGTCCTGTCCAAAAGAAGCAAAGAAAAGCGGCGTGAGTATTTAGAGCGGGTAGAAAAATCACGCGGGATCTCAGGGAAAGAGGAACTCCAACGCGAAATCATGAGGTGGCACAATGTACAGAAACAAGGCACTGCTTCGGGCGGTCGCTAGCCTACCGTGTCAACTGTGCGGGAAGGAAGGCGAGACACAAGCAGCTCATGCTAACTGGACGGAGTACGGAAAAGGCATGGGGATGAAAGCGCACGATGTTTACTCAGCGGCATTGTGTGTACATTGTCATGCCAACATCGACCAGGGTTCCAAATTGTCTTACGAAGAACGTAAAAGTCTTTGGGAAGCTGCATGGCGCAAGACTATGCTAGTGCTGTTCGAGGACGGACTGGTGGTGACTAAATGAGAGCACGTATCCAATGGGCTACACCAGAGATTGACCAGCAGATCCTATACATCGCTCGGGTGAGCAATCCCAAGGATCAAGCTTCTGGCAAGACTGGCCTTTTGCGTTATCTGATGCAACACGGTCATGTATCGCCGTTTGAAATGGCTAACGTCTGCATGCAGATCGATACCACTCGTGACATCGGCAGGCAAATTCTTCGGCACAGATCGTTTTCGTTCCAGGAATTCAGCCAGCGATATGCCAGTGTCCACTACCTGCAGAGCGGAAGTGTCACTAGAGAAGCACGATTGCAGGATGTTAAAAACCGCCAAAACAGTCTTCCAACTGCTGATCAGGAGCTGGAGCGCTGGTGGTCTGCTATACAGGCTGGGATTGCTCGCCAGTGCGATCAGGCGTACTCCGAGGCATTGTCCAGGGGTATTGCAAAGGAACAGGCCAGAGCGATCCTTCCAGAGGGTCTGACAACGTCTCGTTTATATATGAATGGGACTATGCGCTCTTGGATTCACTATCTGCAGCAGAGGCTAGATCCAACCACACAGAAGGAACACCGGGAACTGGCAGGTGAGGTCTTGGCGCAGTTGCGTACTGTTGCACCGATCACTATGGATGCGTTTTTTCCAGACAACAGCTTGAGTTGCGCTTAATTTTGTAAACCTATAGAATGCTTTTGTTGGCGTCGAAACCGACAGAGTAAGGCCGCTTAATGCTATCTCCGCCCTGTCCCAAAAGATGGGGTTTCGACCGGGGGTAGCACTAAGCGGCTTTTTTCATTTCTACGCCAGCCGTTCCGCTCACGAAGTAGTGCACCTGCATGGGTGCCAGCGGTAAACACCGGCCAATCCTCACCCTGATTGCGAGCCGACCAGCCTGTCTGCGAGGGACTGGTGTAGATGTTGGAGACAGCGGTGGTAGACCACTCCAGCATCGAAACAATCGCAGCCTCCGGGTACTCTGGCCCTATCACAGGATGGTAGAGGCGGGAGAGGTGGAAGCCAGTCCTGTGCTCCACCCTGGGGAAGTTATGTCTCAAGAGATCAGGGATAAAAGAAAACTATAGAAACAGACAAACCTATTAAAAAATATTTCCACACAAGACACAAAAACAGGTTTAGAGTTCGCAAACGCTAAAGGAGAACGCATGAAACCTGTCGATGTACCTCAAGATTGCTGGGACGACTTCCTGGCACACAGAAAAGCAAAACGGGCGATAGTAACGCAGCGCGTTATCAACTCAATCAGGGAGGAAGCACAGATTGTAGGGTGGACTTTGGAGCAGGCACTAGACCATATGGTGCTAATGGGATGGCGAGGATTCAAGGCTGATTGGGTGGAGAAGAAACAGGTCAAACAAGACCTCTGGAGCCACCTTACAGGCAAGAACGTGATTGACATGGAAGAAGCCAAATGCAGAGCTATTGCGAACGTCTAATCGACCGCTTTGGGCTTCTGTGGGGCAAGCAGAAAGTGCTGTCCAACTTTGGCAAAACTCCAGAGGAGATAGATCAGGCAAAAGCAGCATGGGAAGCACAGCTTAGGTCTACACCTGTTGATACGATTCAGAAGGTTCTGAACCATCTGCAAACAGATCCTCCTGATTGGCCCCCAAGCCTTGCCCAGTGGATTCAGTTGTGCAAGCAGTTCCGTGTTGCGGAACACCAAGTTGCAGCGTTGCCGCCTCCGAAGGAGATCACACCGGAAGGAAAGGCAATCATTCAGGGTGCGGTAGAGCAGATCAGGACTCCTGGGTTTGATTTCTTGCACTGGGCAAAGTTTCCAAAATCAGCGCAAGCAGTCTTGGAGATTGCTAGAGGTGCCAGGACAGAGAGCAGACTGGCAGACATACTTGCCGAGCACATTGCAAACGGAGGTGTCAATTGTCAACCGGAAGCAAAGAAGCAGTTGCTTGTGATCGCGGAGAGGAAGAGTCTGGAGTCATCATCGGCCTGATCTACTTGTGTGGATTTTGCGATGACTACCACATAAAAAAACTGGAGGAACAGTATGAGTCTGTGTTCGGAATGCGGGAGTTGGAAGTCAAAAACCTTGGAGACGAGGAAAGACACTAGATACGGTTGGAAGTGGCGCAGACGATTGTGCGAATGCGGTCACGAGTGGGCAACATACGAAATGCCAGCCGATACCGTTCAGGTGGATGGCGAGGCTAACCAAGACGGGAGATTGGAGCGATGAACATACATTCTTGCAACTACACCTGCCAGAGGCCAGAGTGCGTCATTAGGCAGCGGGATGAGCTTGTGGAAACCGTTGAGCTAATGCGGCAGCAGAAGGCAGAAAAAACGTGGTTTGAACTTACAGATTTTGATTTGCGTGGACTAACGCATTCGTGGGATCGGCACAATGTCGATCTCAAGATGTTTGCTAGGTTTGTTGAATCTGTAGTTCGGAGGAAGAACACATGAGTATTCAAGCGTTAAAACATGCGCTGGAAAATATAAAAAATTTCAGACCGATTGGGAATGATGCAACAGAGTACAGTCTAACGGTTGAACATATTGCTCGAATTGCACTTGAACGGGCTGAGCAGGCAGAGAAAACTGTGGAGTGTATGTGCGGCATCTGCAAGCTCGGCAATCGAGAGTGGGTTGGCTTAACTCCTTACGAAATACAAGAACTACACTTGGCAAATACGCACTGGGGAAATTTTGCGTGTTCCATCGAAGCAAAGTTAAAGGAGAAGAACACATGACCATTGACGCAACACTGGATGACATTTCAACCCATAAGATCCCAGAGCAGGCGTTGATCGCTGCTGTCATTGCTCTGGCTGTCAGGGATTCAGTCAAGCCACCTCTGACGGATGGTAAAAATCTCAGGATGATGTGGGATGCTACAACGGCTCACGACTTCCTGTGGACAGAATCGCTAGACTCTTACCTGCATTGGCTGGACATTGACCCGTTTTTTTTTCGGACGAATCTCATAAAAATCATGGAGGACGACACAGCAAACACTATCGGAGAGTTAACCTCAACACAACGGAGAGCATTTCGTGTCAACAGAAAACTCTGGAATGAACAATATCAACGACTGGGTAGAAGGGTGGCTGACCCTGAATCGGATGAATGGGGACTTGTGGAAGGCTTTTCTGGAGAAAGATGCGACGAAATCATCGGAAATAATTTTAAGTATATTGACGGAAGGAAAATTGCTGTTAAATCGGATCAAGCTAATCCAGGAAAGTGATCATGCAAAAAATGTCTTTCGATGAACTGCACATTCTGGTAATCCAATGGAGTAGAGATCGGCAGATCATCCCAAACTCAACAGCAACCGCTCAATTCCTAAAAGCTGTATCGGAAATGGGTGAACTGGCTGATGCGCTGGCAAAGAAAGATGTAGCGCTGACTGCTGATGCAGTTGGGGATGTCATGGTCTGTCTGATCAACTTCTGCGCTCTGGCAGGGTTGGACCCTGTTGAGTGTCTGGAAGGTGCGTATCACCAGATCAAGGATCGTAAGGGGTTTCTCATGCCTAACGGCGTTTTTGTGAAGGATGTAGCGTGAAAACAATGCAGAAAGTCTGGACTTATCGGGGAATCATGTACGTGCCACACTTTTCACGACCTGGAGTCTGGGTCAGCCCAGGGTATCCACGGAAGCAGCAGGTTGAGTTTGATGCTGCTCGGTTGAGGAAACTTGGTGCAGTAGAGTCGAACTATTACCTGTTTGCAAAACCGAACTGATCAGGGATAATTGGGGGGTTCTCCTCCCCCCCGTTATCCCCCTATCGCTGGGGGATTTTTTTATGGTTCCAAAGCTGATCCATATTGTCTGGGTGGGCGACAAGCCCCAACCACAGGAGATCGAATCATGGTCACGCATGAATCCGGACTACGAAATTCAGGTATGGGGCAACGACAGTCTCAAGCGCGGATGGCGACTGGCAGAACATATGGCGCACTTCTGGGAACGGGAACTCTGCGGAGTTGCGGATTGTATGAGGTGGGAGATTCTGTACGAGTTCGGCGGGATTGCAATGGATGCGGATTCCGAGTGCGTTCGGCCTCTGGAGGACTGGTTATTGGAGCCGGATGCCTTTGCTTGTTGGGAAAATGAGATCGCTAGACCGGGACTCATCGCCAACGGAATCGTGGGAACAATACCACAGCATCCACTCATAGGTCAGATCATCCAAGACTTAGTAAATGACGCTCCGCACAATAGAATGGCATGGCAGTTCTCGGGCCCGGCACGGTTAACAGAAACCATACACAAGCACAAGTATCATGATCTTACGGTTTATCCGTCGCACTATTTCCTTCCAGATCACTTTAGTGGCGCAAGCTATCAGGGCAAGGGTCAGATCTTTGCGCGACAAGGGTGGAGTAGCACAAGGGGAAGCAAGTGAATTTTTTGGTCACGTCGGCAGTAAACCAGGACGAAAGGAGGCTGCGGGAGCTGCTAAACACGTTTGAAAGCGTTTGGAAGCAGTATCCGCTGGCAACCATTCACTTGTCGGAAACGTCGCGCATACGGCCTTCTGATGCGTTTCTGAGCCATATCCCAAAAAGAGTCGAGGTGGTTGGATTTTGGGGAGCAGAATGGATTGATCGGGCGCACGAGACAAACTTGCCGATTGGGTTTGTCCAGAATGCGATAGAGATCGAGTGCTTACAGCGGATGATGGATCAGCAGTATTGGTACGACCGAACGTACAAGCTATCAGGAAGATATCAACTGAAAGACTTCAGCCCAGAGTCTCACGACCCAGAAAAGTTTACGTTCAGGTATCCGCTGAGAACTGGGTTTTCGATGGATCAGGTCGGGACCGAGGGTATGTTGATGACTCGTTTGTTTGGGTTTCCAACAGGAAAAGCGCAGTATCTAAAGTCTGTGTTAGAGAAAATTGGAAACGAGCATTGGCAGCGATGGTTATCTGGTAAAGTCTTCGATATAGAACACGGATTGTTTAAGCATTTGGACCGTGAAAATTGCCAATTTGTTGAAAGAATTGGTGTAATTGGTAGAATTGGACACTCGGAACACATTGTTGAGGACTGATATGCCTATCACCAGCAAGCAGCAACAGCGTCTCATGTATGCAGTGGCCGGTAGTAAAAAGGTCGCAAAAGAGACGGGTGTTCCGCAGAAGGTAGCCAAAGAGATGATCGAGGCTACGCCCAAGCAGGCATACAGCCGGATGCCAGCCAAGAAAAAGGCGAAGATGTGAAATCTAAACCTATCTGGGACAAGGCGCGACCGAAGTCTCTGGGCAAACCGGACAAGTTGAGTCCGGCAGAGAAGAAGTCTGCAAAAGCGATGGCTAAGGCCAGCGGTAGGCCATATCCTAATTTGGTTGACAATATGAGAGCGGCAAGGAAGAAATGATGGAATGTCCTATCGCTACGCAAGACTCAAAGGTCAACGACCGGAACAAGGCTGAGGCTGAGAGCAAAGCTCAGTACGCAGAGGCGGGTGACGAAGAGTATTCCTGCGGAAACTGCTCTAGGTTCATTCAGACGCCGGAGATGATCGATTGCATGATTTCTGGTATGCCAGAAGATATGCAGGAGATTGTGGACGACGATGACATTGGCTATTGCGCGCGCTGGGACTTTCGTTGCTCCGAGGACTATGTTTGTGACCGCTGGTTGGCTGGTGGTCCGGTCAAAGGCATGACTGAGGGTCACAAGATTATGCTGAAGATGGCTAAACTTTTGGAAGAGGATGATTGAGATGGGTACGACCAATCAACCGAACTACAAAAAGAAGCCCAAACCGGCTAAGAACAACGCTCCTAAGTTGCCGAAGAAATGACCGCGGCCTGGACTCGCAAGGCAGGGAAAAACCCAAAAGGTGGGCTGAATGAGGCTGGCCGCAAGTCTTATGAGCGGCAAAACCCTGGCTCAGACTTGAAGCCTCCTGTTAAGTCAGGTGACAATCCGCGCAGGGCATCGTTTCTGGCGAGGATGGGCAATATGCCTGGGCCAGAGTACAAGGACGGTAAGCCCACTCGTCTGCTGCTGTCGCTTCGTGCTTGGGGCGCATCTAGCAAGGCAGACGCAAAGTCCAAAGCAAAGGCTATCAGCGAACGAAACAAGAAGTGATAGCAGACTACAGTCCCTTTTGGCACTGCGTAATAGATGACTTCTTCGCACTGCCATACGAAATCGCAGCAGAGTTCCCAGATCCAAGTGATCCGTGTTGGATCAGGTATAACAATCCGCTAGAGATCAAGCAGACGTGCAACGACTGGCACAAGTTTGGTCCCAACCTCTACAAGACATTTAATCATCTACTTAGCCCAGAGTTCACGGCATTCCTGGAGCGGTTAGTAGATTTCGAACTAACACCGGACATCGGTTTACATGGTGGTGGGCTACATCAGCATGGCCCAGGAGGGAAGTTGAATGTTCACCTCGATTACAACATCCATCCGAAGCTACATCTACAACGCCGTCTTAACCTTATCGTTTACCTTACTCCAGATTGGGAACCGAGGTGGGGTGGTGGGTTGGGTCTGTACAAAGACAGCAGAACTCTTGTTAAAACCATTGAGCCGGTCTTCAACAGAGCGGTGATATTCGATACCCGTGGAAGTTGGCATGGGCTACCTAATCCGATAAAATGTCCACCTGGGGTAACACGAAATAGTATTGCTGTTTACTATTTGTGCGAACCAGGACTAACTGACAACAGGACGAGAGCACTGTTCGCTCCGACTGAGAGTCAGGAGAAAGATAAAAGCGTTATAGAGCTTATAAACAAAAGATGTAAGTGATTACTGACCAACCGAAAGGAGTCAGAATGGAATCTAAAATAGAACAAAAGAAGTTGACTCGCGCTGGGATGGGTAGGCCGAAAGGCAGTCCAAACAAAGTTACCTCAAGCATGAAGCAGGCTATTGCTGAGGCGTTCGAGCAATTGGGTGGTACTAACAGAATGGTGCAATGGGCGCAGGAAGATCCAAAGCATCTAACAGAGTTCTACAAGCTGGCTGCTAGGCTTATTCCTGTTGAGACTCAGGTCACAGGACAGAACGGTGGTCCAATCCAAACAGTGCTAGAGGTCGTTGGAATTGCGAACGAGAGTCGAGATTCCAAGTAAGCTCTTACCTCTCTTCCAGCCAAAGCGGTACAAGATACTTCACGGCGGCAGGGGATCGGGTAAAAGTTGGTCCATTGCCAGAGCGCTTGTGGCGTTAGGCGCTACAAAGCCAATCAGGGTACTGTGTGCCAGAGAGACGCAGAAAAGCATTCAGGAGTCCGTACATAGGCTGCTGAAGGATCAGATCGAGTTGCTGAGCCTTGGTGAGTTTTACGAGGTTCAAGAGACAAAGATCCTCGGCAGGAACGGCACAGAGTTCACCTTTGCAGGTATCCGTCAACAAGGTGTTGCAAATCTGAAGTCTTACGAGGGAACGGACATCTGCTGGGTGGAAGAGGCCCAGGTCGTGAGTAAAAGGTCTTGGGATATTCTCATTCCGACCATCCGCAAGCCAGGATCAGAGATATGGGTCAGCTTCAATCCAGAACTGGATACGGATGAGACCTTCACAAGGTTCGTGACTAGTCCACCTGCTGAGAGTTGGGTCTGTGAGATCAACTGGTCAGACAATCCTTGGTTCCCGGAAGAGCTAGACAAAGAGCGCAGAGACTGGCTAGACAGAGATCCGACTGGATATCTGACAACATGGGAAGGTCGGTGTCGTCCTGCGGTTGAGGGTGCGATATACGCTAACGAAATGGAAGCGGTACAAAGAGAGGGCAGGATTCGGGCTGTACCTGTTGATCCGCTGCTGAAGGTTCATACCGTCTGGGACTTGGGCTGGAACGACTCTATGTCAATCATCTGTGTGCAGAAGGTTGCATCAGAGATCAGGGTGGTTGATTACATCGAGGACAGCCACCGGACAATAGATTCTTATGTAATGGAATTGGGCAATAGAAAGTGGAATTGGGGTAATGATTACATTCCGCACGATGGAGCGCACAAGGACTTTAAGTCTGGAAAATCTACTCAGGAGATGATGCAAAGCCTAGGCAGGAATGTCGAAGTTCTCGCCAGAGGTAATCCAGAGGAAGGGATTAGGCTGGCACGGCAGGTATTCCCGAGGGCTTATTTCGACGCTGATAAATGTATGGAATTGGTTAACCACTTAAAGCGATACAGACGCGCGGTTAACCAGATTACGAATGAGCCAGGGGCGCCATTGCACGACGAGCACAGTCACGCAGCGGATGCGTGGAGATATTTAGCCCAGAGTCTTGACTTAATGTCGAATGATGACTGGGGCAAGCCATTGAAAAATAACACGAGGTGGGTGGTATGATTATTCCTCAAGGTTACATTGTGGATCGCAGAATGTTCGATCAGGTTGTCAAGGAGTTAACTGATCGGATAGAGCGACTGGAAAATCAGGTCAGAGAATTGCAGCCTGATAAACGACCGTATACAAAGAGGTCAGACAAATGGACGAAGGCCGACTGAAGGCAATAGTATCCTCGGAGATCGATGACGCTATCGGTTATCTGGATACGGAGACGACAGAAGAACGCGCTCTGTCAATGGATTACTACCTGCGAAATCCCTACGGGAACGAGGTAGAGGGGCGCAGCCAGATTGTCACTGGTGAGGTCGCAGAAGCAATTGACGGTGCGCTGCCTCAGTTGATCCGGGTATTCACTGCCTCAGACGATATTGTCCGGTTTGAGCCAACCGGTCCCGGAGATGAAGACGGGGCTAAACAGGCAACGGAATACGCAAACTGGGTTTTCTACAAGCAAAACCCTGGATTCCAGATTCTCCATCACTGGTTCAAGGACGCACTGCTCCAGAAGACTGGAACGGTGAAATGTTATTGGGACGAGAAGATTGACGTTATCGAGGAGGTTTATCAAAACCTCTCTGAGACTGAGCTTGTCCTGCTGATGTCGGATGGATCTCGCCAGATCGTCGCTCAAGAAGTTGTAGAGCAGGAGATGCAGGGTCCAGACGGTCAGGTAATGGCGACTCAGTTCTTCAATGTTGTCGTGCGGAAACAAAACAAGCACGGCAAGATCGTCATTGAGAACGTACCTCCCGAAGAGTTGATCGTCAGCAAACGGGCTAAAACGGTTCAAGACGCTCCGTTTATGGCGCACCGGACTCTGGTGCCCAGGACTGAACTGTTGCAGATGGGGTTCGATCCTCAGATCGTAGACAATCTCCCGGTCTACAACAGTCTGGACTTTACTGATGAAAAAGTTGCGCGATACAGCCCTGGTGAGGAACCTTTTGAGCAGAACAGCCTTGATCCTGCCATGCAAGAGATCGAGGTGTTTGAGTGCTATATCTATGTGGATTTCGATGAGGACGGGATTGCTGAGTTCCGCAGGATCGTCTACAGCAATAACGAGATCCTGAGCAACGAGCAGACGGACTATTGTCCGTTCCATGTTATCTGCCCGATCCCGATCCCGCACAAGTTCTTTGGTCAGTCTTTGGCCGATAGGACGATGGACATTCAGCTTATCAAGTCCACGCTCGTCCGTCAGATGCTGGATAACCTGTATCTCACGAACAATGCTCGGGTCGGTGCTGTAGAAGGTCAGGTCAATCTGGACGACCTGCTTAACGTCACTCCGGGTGGCGTGGTTAGGCTGAAGAATCCTGCTGCTGTTGTTCCGCTACAAGTTACCCCCGTCGCTGGTCAAGCATTCCCGATGCTGGAGTATTTCGACGGTGTTCAGCAGAAGCGAACTGGGGTGTCGGATTCGCAACAGGGGCTAGATCCTAACGTCTTAGCTAACGTCACCGCTGCGGCTGTTGCTGCGGTCACTAGCGCACAGCAGGGCAAGCTGGAACTCATTGCCAGGATCTTCGCTGAGACGGGCCTTAGAAGCCTGTTTAAGGGCATTCTGCAACTGGTCTGCAAGTATCAGGATAAGCCGACCATTATTCGGATGCGCGGTAAGTTCGTCGAGATGGACCCAAGAGAATGGTCAAATCAGTACGACCTATCGATCTCCGTCGGTCTTGGGACTGGTACGAAGCAAGAACAGATGGCGATGCTCCAGATGGTTCTGGCAAAGCAGGAGCAGATTCTTCAGACGCTCGGGCCTGCTAATCCGCTAGTAAGTCTCGGTCAGTATCGGTTGACCCTGGGACGGTTTATTGAGGCGGCAGGGTTCAAAGACTCTACCGAGTTCTTCAAGGAAATCACACCAGAACAGGATCAAGCGCTTTCTAATCCTCCTCCAGAGCAACCACAGCCTAATCCGGCTTTGGATGCGATGATGGCCCAAGCTCAGGCGCAGATTCAAATCGAGCAGCAGAAAGCAATGGCTGCGATTGAAACTCAAAGACTAAAGGCTCAGGCTGATATTCAACTTGCCAGGGAAAAGGCTGCTGCTGAGTTGCAATTGAAACAGCAGGAGTTTGAGGTTGAGGCGCAATTGAAAGCTGCCAAGATTGGCGCTGGTATTACTCGAAATGTTGAGATTCCCGGATGAGAATGACGCCAGAGAGGGCAAGGAATCTATTGCTGGATGATTCATTTCGGAATGAATTAAATTACGTCCGGCAGATACATTTAGATGTAATTACGTCATCCAACGATGACGAAATTGACAAACGCGAAGCAGCCTATAAAATGATCCGCGCAATAGATCAAATCTATAGTCATTTCCAAGCGATAGCCGAAACGACTGAGATTAGGTCTAAACGATGGAAGATTTTATAGGGGTTTGAATGGACACCAATCCGAATGGAAGTGTTCCGCTGGATGTAAATACTGGCGCTGCGGCAATCATGGGACTAATGGGTGGTGAGGAAGGCGAACAGCCGACTCCTGAAGCCCAGGAAGAACAGATTGAGCAGACTGAAGCTGTAGAGCAGGAAGTCGAGGAAACTCCACGCTACCGTGTAAAAGCGGCTGGTGAGGAGGTTGAGGTTACTCTCGATGACCTGATTAAAGGTTATCAGCAAGGCAAAGATTACACTCAGAAAACTCAGGCTTTGGCAGAGCAGCGTAAGGCGATTGAAGCTGAAAAAGCTGCTGTTGACCAAGCCAAAACCCTGCGTGACCAGTATGCCCAGCGCTTAGAGATGATTGAGCAGGTGCTGAAACAACAGGAACCGCAGGAAGATTTGAATGCGCTGAAGGAATCTGATCCGATTGGTTATGCGGTGAAGGTCGCTGAGCAGCAGCAGCGTCAGCAACAGTTGTATGCGATTCAAGCTGAGAAGCAACGTCTTGCGTTACAGCAACAAACCGAGCATCAGCAGAGGTTGCAGCAATTGGTGGCTGAAGAGCAGCAGAAACTAGCTCAAGCGATTCCAGAATTCGCAGATCCACAGAAAGGCAATGTTGTTCGCACAGAGATCCGGGACTATGCGAAACAAGTTGGTTTCACGGATGATGATCTAGCGCAGGTATACGACAGCAGGGCTGTGTTGACGCTTTGGAAGGCTTCCCAATACGACAAACTTGTCAAAGGGAAGCCTGAAGTAACCAAAAAGGTTACAGAGGCACCGAAAATGTTGAGGCCGGGTGCTGCTAATAGTGCGCCACCTGAGCAGAAACAGTATCAAACACAGCGAAAGGTGCTGCGGCAGTCAGGCAAAGCCAAAGACGCTGCGGCTATTTTTGAACGATTCTTGTAGGATTAACTCAAATGTCAACTTTTACCGCACATAGCGCGATTGGTCAGCGCGAGGATCTTATCGATGTCATCTATGACATCAGCCCGACCGAAACCCCGATTCTTTCGACCCTTGCTCGCACCAAGGCGACTGCTGTTTATCACGAGTGGCAGACTGACTCGCTGGCTGCTGCGACGAGTGCTAACGCTGCGGTTGAAGGTGCCGATGCTACGGCTACCACGATCAGCCCGACGACCCGTCTTGGTAACTACTGCCAGATCGTTCAAAAGACGATCCAGATTTCTAACACCCTTGAGGCTGTTAACAAGGCTGGCCGGAAGTCTGAGAAGGCGTATCAGTTGAGCAAAGCGTCGCAAGAACTCAAGCGCGACATGGAAACCATCCTGACTGCTAACCAGGGTCAGACTGCTGGTAACTCCACGACCGCTCGGAAACTCGGCGCGATCCTGTCGTACCTGAAAACGAACTCTTCCGCTGGCACGTCTGGCACTGATCCCACGACGATTGGTGTTTCGACCCGTTCGGATGGTGCTACCCGTACCTTTACCGAGCAGTTGCTGAAGGATGTAGTTGCTGAGGTGTTTGTTTCGGGTGGAAATCCGAAGCTGCTGGTGGTCAATAGCGGTCTGAAGCAAAAAGTATCGGCGTTTGCCGGTATTGCTGCTCAGCGTTATATGGCTCCTGGTGATCAGCCGACGACCATTATCGGCGCTGCGGATGTCTATATGAGCGATTTCTCGACGCTCAGCGTGGTTCCCGACAGGTTCATGCGTACCCGTGACGCACTGCTGCTTGATCCTGAGTATGCAGCGGTTGCGTATCTGCGTCCGTTTGCGACGAATGATCTGGCTCGTACCGGTGACAGCGAGAAGACCCAGCTTATTGCTGAGTTCACGCTGGAAATGCGGAATGAGGCGGCTCATGGAATCGTGGCTGACCTGAACCCGGCTCTGTAAGTAAAGAGGGAGGTGGGGAAACCTGCCTCCCTCCCCTAATATGTCAGAACTATTTTCGGTTGGTGAGGGGCGCTACACGATAGCGCATAAGCTGGATGATGTTGTCGTCCTGGAAACTAAGCAGGACGTTTCTCACATTATCGAAGCGAACAAAATCCAAGTTGACAACGCAACCCGAAAGATCGATAACGTCATGACTCATGTCGCTCGATTACCTTTTACGGTGATTGACGATCTGAATAAGAAAAAAATCATGCGTGGGTTTGCGGTACAGGATGAAAGAGCGTTCAAACAGTGGCTGAATGATCCTGACAACAGGGTGTGGAGAACGTACCCTGGTAGCGTCTAAGGGGGTAGGATGAAGATTGCGATCTGTGTGCCCTGCCGGGACAATGTGCTGGCGGGGTTTGCTTTTGATCTGGCTCGACTCTGTGCGTATGAGGCAAAGCGTGGAAGGAATGAGATCCAGCTTTTGCAGATGCCAGGAACACTAATTTTCACTCAGAGAGAAAAACTTGCTGACGAGGCTATGGAATGGGGTGCAGACGCTGTCTTATGGATTGACAGCGATATGCGGTTTCCGGCAGACACTGTTGAGATACTGCTTGCAAGGGATGTCCCGCTAATCGGCGTAAACGCCACTACAAGGCGCGAACCGATTATGCCAACGGCAATGAACCTAAAGATCGACAAAAGCGATCCTGGGGCCGTTAAACAGGTCTGGACGAAGATTGAGAGCCGGGGCAAGTCTGGGATCGAACAAGTGACCGCTGTGGGGTTCGGTGTTACACTTGTGAGGTCGGAAGTATTCAAAAAGATACCGAAACCTTGGCATGACATTATCTGGACGGATCATGGAAATGTCATTGGCGAGGATGTGACGTTCTGCGTCAGGTGTCTTGAGAATGATGTTCCTGTGTTTGTTGACCACGATTTGTCTATGCACATTGGGCATATCGGGGTTAAAACTTATGGCTGGGATGACATAAATGGCCCTAGCAACGTACAGCGATCTCAAAAGCACGATCGCAAGCTATCTCGCAAGAAGCGATCTCACTAGCCAGATTCCTGACTTTATCCGGCTGGCAGAGGTTAGGCTTCGTCGCAATCTGCGTATTCGGCAGATGTTGAAACTAGCCTATACGTCTGCAACCGGTGGTGATAGCACTGTTGGGTTGCCGACTGACTTCATCGAGATGCGTAATCTCTACCTGGATACCAATCCAGAGCAGCCGCTGAACTATCTGTCCCCGTCTACGTTTACCAGAAACGCCAGGACTCAGGAATCAGGCAAGCCAAATAACTACACGATTTTGTCGGACGAGATCCAGTTGGCTCCGGTCCCAGATACGAATTACACGGTTTATATGCTGTACTATGCTGCGCCAACATTTTTGAGTGACAGCACCAGTACGAATGCATTCATGACAACCTGCCCTGATCTGCTGTTGTATGGATCTCTGTCGGAAGCCGAGCCTTACCTGATGAATGACGCAAGGCTTGCGGTATGGGCTGGGTTGTATTCTCGGGCGCTGGATGATCTTACCAAGTCGGATGACGGTGGAGAGTACAGCGGTAATCCTATGGTAATGACTCTCGCAAAGAGGTAAGAAATGCCTATCACCCAAGCAATGTGCACCAGCTTCAAAACTGAACTTCTTGGTGGCACTCACGATCTGGATACAGACACTCTCAAGATCGCTCTGTACACTTCATCGGCTACGCTGGATGCCACTACGACGACCTACAGCAGCACGAACGAGGTCGCCAGTGGGTCTGGATACACCACGGGTGGAAACACGCTCGCGGGGGCCACGATTAGCTCTAGTGGTACGACTGCGTTTGTAGACTTTTCAGACTCTACGTGGTCGAGTGCATCTATTACTGCGCGTGGCGCGTTAATTTACAACAGCAGCAAGTCTAATCGAGCCATCGCTGTATTGGACTTTGGGTCTGACAAGACCTCGACCAGTGGTGACTTTGTTGTCCAGTTCCCGACTGCGGATGCGTCTAACGCCATCATTCGTATTGCATAAGGTGATTTGCCATGAAGATTGACTTTGAATTTGAAACTCCTCATGGCAAATTTGCTGACGCTCTGCACCTTCCGGACGATCACACGTTTACGGAAGCAGAGATTCAAACCATGAAAGAGCAGCGCCGCGACAACTGGATTGCTGTTGTGACTGCGCCTCCTGTTCCTGAGCCTGAGCCAGAGTTTATTGAGATCGACGGCGTTAAGTATGTAAAGGCTTAGCCATGGCCGCACGTTTTTGGGTTGGCGGCTCTGGCACTTGGAGCACAACAAACACAACTAACTGGTCTGCCACGTCTGGCGGGGCCGGTGGCGCAAGTGTTCCGGGTGCGTCTGATGATGTAACGATTGACGGAAACTCCGGCTCTCCGACTATTACAACCAATTACAACGCATCGGTAATTTCGGTAACGATCAATGCTGCTGCTGCGACATTGAGTCTTGGTGGTACGTTAACCTGTTCTGGGGCGATTACTTTAACGGCTGGCACATTCACTACCAACAATAATGCCGTCACCGCAACTCAACTATCCTCCAGCAACAGCAACACCCGCACGATAAATCTTGGATCGTCTACGGTGACGTTGAGTAGTACCGCCCCTATATCTTTTGGGACAAATACAAACCTAACTTTTAATGCTGGAACATCTACAATAGTATGTTCATCGACTGGCGCAACATTTACAGGCGGTCCCGCAACTTCACAAGGCGTGACATTTTATAATGTTTCTTTTACAGCAACACCTGTTGGGACTCATTCGTTTGAAGCAATTAATACATTTAATAATTTAAGCATTACCGCTCCAAACACTGCTGGTATTCGTCAGGTTACGTTTCAAGCCCG